TCTACCTGATTTGCCGTTATGCGGCATTGGAGCCACATTGAAAGCAGGAAGTTCTTTGCAGCTTCGCTTTGCGTCATGGTATCGTCCCTCCCAGCAGGAATTCAAGCAGCATGTCTTCAGTCGCTCTCATCCGCTGTTCATGTGTCGGCGGACCCGGCGGTCGCGCAGCCCACTCCGCGTCAAGTTCCGCCTGCGACCGCTCGACCCGCTGACCGTCGATCCATCGGAAACGATACTGCCCGCGCTCGTTCGTGAGCGGCTCGGGCCACGCCAGATGAAAATGACGCGGCCCGTTTTCGAGCACGAGGATGTCGCCGTCCTGCGGCTGCTCGAACGCGTCAGAAAAGCCGTGGATGATCTCCCCGGCTTCGTTCGTTCGGATGTAGTGTTTGTATCCGTCCATGTGTTACCTCCTCACAGTTCGGCATCCGCAACGTAATGGAACCGTCTCCTGCCGCTCGTTGCGTTTTGCAGAGTGTAGTTCATTCGGAATCCCGTTTCGCTAGGCATTGCAAACCACCCGGCCCCAACACTCCGATCCGCTGTTTCATCGTTCACGGTGTTGGAGGTTCCTCCCGTACCGTAAACGATTACCGTCGGTACAGCCCGCTTTCTTACCTTGAAATACACAGTGTCATAGTGGGCTCCATTGTTCGTTCCGTCTTCTGTGATCCCTTGAATACACCCAATGTCTGTGGCGGTCCCGGGCGGAGTATCGATGTTGTATGATTTTTCGTAGTAGCGTTGACACAACGCTAATTCCTCCGCAAAACTGCGCGGCTGAAAAGGCAGGGCAACGTCGCCGGCATTCAGTTGGACTTGGGCGATGTCAATATACCCAGCGCCTCCAAAAGATTCAGCAGCCGAACCCCCAAAGCGAGATACGAAATCAGCACCCCATTGGATCCACAAAACCAAGATGAGCGTATCATCTTGGTTCGTGCCGAACGTTTTGCTCGCGAGCGTGTTGGTCGTGAAGGTGACGGAAAATTTCGTCCATGTCGAGGTTAAATCGAACACTTTCCCAACCAATTCTTCCTCAGTAGTTGGCGATCCACCAGTACCATAGTTTTGCTTCAGGTTGACAGCCATCTTTTTCCCGGGAATGGATGATCTGGCCCAAAACGAGAACGTAACCTTCCTACCGTCTCCGCACAACAAGCGCGTACCGTTTTCGATTTTCTGGCGGATGGTGTAGAAACTGTTATTCCCCAAATTAGACCCCGGACCGTCAGTTTCTATCCGCATGCAATACCGAGATCCGAGTACATCCCCGGGAGTGATTCCTTGCCGGCTGATCGTGATGTTTGGAAACCCCTCTATACTATGTTGGACGAAAAAGCGGTCGCATAAGAATTTGGTGGATATCGGATTATAAAAACTCGTCCCCCGCTGCCACACATCGAAGTTGCCGTTGATGATGGCGTTGCGGTAGAGGCCGAACGGGTACGGCTGGAGGATGTTCCCCGCGACAAGCCCGGACGTGAAGTCGTAAAGTTTGTCGATCGTATCATACGCCTCGATCAGCGCCTCGCGGTTCGCTTGCGCGGATGCGACGATGGACGGTTGCTGATTCGCGATAGCCACGTTCAGTTTCGTTCGGTCAGCAGGCAATTGTGCCATTCGGTATCACCTCAGTACCCCGACAGGCGCCCTTTGAACGCCATGTCATAGATTTCGCAGAGCTCGTCCCGGTTGTTCCGGATAATGATCTGCGCGAAATACGAAGTCTTGCAGAAAATCAGCGGTGTCGGCGCGCTGACCAGGTCTGTATAATCGAGATTCGCCCATGCCGCCTCATCCCACGCCGTAACGTCCCATGTGAAAAATTGATTTCGCAGCGCCTGATCGACTTCGACCTTAGACGAATAGAAAACAACGTGCACGTCGAGGCTTGATTTCGTTGCGTACTGGCGGGCGAAGATTATCAGCTCGTCAAACACGGACATCTTACCGGTCCGCTCAAGCGCGATCATGTCAGATACGCGAATGAATTCGACCGGCGTTCCGGTCGTCTTGTTCGCATCATCCCAATCGCTGCCGAGCGTCGAGTCGAATTTGTGCAGATGTCCCGTCTCGCCTGCAAAGTAAAGGTTCGGTCCGCTCCGCGCGAAGCCGGCTGCCCGAATGTTCGTCCACGGATACCATTCGCTGTTGCGCGTATCGTAGGCGTAGCACAGCCGTTCCGAGCCGCGATTGAATCGGAGCAAATACAAGTTCGTGCGCGGGTCGAAGTAGCCGACCGCCGCCTCTTTCTCCTGCTCGGTCAGGCCGAGGGCGTCGAAGTCGATCTTGTCCACGGAAATCGACCTGGTCGAGTACCGGCGCGAACCGGTGTCCAGAAGCTGCGTGTCGTATATCTCGTACACGCCGTCATCGGACAGATAGGCGATAGTCTGGCGTCCGTCCGGGTAGGTGAGGCGCGCAATCGACCGCGGCGCGACAACGCCGGCGCGCGTGTTGAGGAATTGGTTGCCTTGAAAATCATCGAACGAGCTGCCGAACAAGATGCCCCACCCGCGACGCATCGGCAGCATCAGGACGTTGTCAAAGGCCACGCCCGGCCCCTGCATGTAGTCGTTATCGCGTACCCACCGCTCCCACTGGACAGACGGGAAGTAGTCGAATGTGTACCGCTTCGAATACCACCAAGTATCCGATCCGTCGCTCACGAACACATGGCCCTGATAGCTGAAACAGTATTTCATGCCTTTCGTGTGAAGGTCGCTCAGAACGTTCGGCGGGTTCGGGTTCGGATCGTCCGGCGCCGGTGTGATCGCGGCGACCGTGTTTGTGGCGTCGTTATACGCCTTGATCGCGCCGCCGTCGACGATGATTTTCCGCGATTGGCTGTTCCCGTCCGTGAAGTCGACGTCGAAGATGTCGGCGCTGTTCAGATTGCCGGAGACTTCCTGCAGCGCCGTGCCGTTCAGACGGTACAGTTTGTTGCCGGCGGTCACGAGGATGCGATCATCCGCGCCAGTCCGGTAAACCGTAATCCAGCGGATCGGATTCGACAGCGGCGATGTCGTGACCGGGATTGTTCCCGGCCGCTTCGCGCACGGTCCGAGCCTGCCGGCCGGCTGCACGCCGTTCAGCAGATATCGCGCCTGGTTCTCCGCGAGCGCGGTCGGCTGGGCGACGGTGTTGATCCCGCCGGACACGCTCAGGTTCAAGACGACGGCCTGTTGCTTTCCGCCTGGCACATCAACCACCCCTTGCCTTGTCGACGTCGCGGAACGACGGCGGATTGCCGCCGGAAGACGGCCCGCGCGCCGAAATGGCTGCCTGCGTGACCATCGGGTATCCGGCCTGTGCGTTTCCTGCTGCCGCGGAGGATTCTTCGTAGAAGTTCTTGACCAGCTTCACTTGCGCCGAAATCTCGTTGATAAGCGCATGATATCCGGATTCCGGGCAGTCGACCGGATCGTCTGACTTCGTGACTTGCCGGGGGTAACGGATATAGTGCAGCTCGAAATCTCCGGTGAACCCGCGGATGTCGATCTTGCGATTCGGTGCTTCGCAGTACCATCCACGCGCGGATGTGTAAGCCGGACGCTTCGGCATTTCGGACCCCGTGTTAACGTCGATGATCCGCAGCGGCTCGAACATGTTCGTAATGGCAGCCTGCCCCTTTTGGAATGTGACCGGTCCATCGCCGGAGACGGTCAGCACGTCGCTGATCTCTGTGTTGTACATGAGGCGCGCCAGCTTCCAGAGTGCGACGTTCATGAACTGGATCAATGTCTGATCCTGCGTCGACTGGTCTGGACCCAAATAGTCGATGTCCATCTTGTTTACCGTTCGGACGACGGTCAGGATTTGGCCTGCATTCCACGTATGCATTCGATCACCGCCTGATGAGTTCAAAAACCCTGCATTTGTGCAGGGTTAGAAAGGCTATCGTGTCCGGGTGGTACATTGCCTCGGTCGGAGTGTTTGCCGTCACAGGTGGCGTCACGAGGCCGTATATCGGCATCAGATCGCCTGTCTCCTCGATCCGCACGCAACAGGTGAATTGATACGTCTTCATACCCACCAATCCACCACCTTCCGGACCGTGGTCCGCTTGTTTCTCCGCTGCATGTCGGCGACGAACCGCGCTTTCGCATCCTCAAACAACCGGAAGTAACGGTCGATCATTCCTTGGCTCACACCCTCCATGCCCGGCAGCGACAGGATCATGGCCGCCGCATACGCCGCGACCGCATACGCATACCGGTCGTCGATCGGCAGGTCGTCCGTATCGCTGACCATTTCCGGCGGATAGGCGTAATAGAACAGCGTCAGCGTCCGGGAATCCTGCGGCGTCGGCTTGATGATCAGTTGGCTGTTATAAATCGCGAAGCCTCCGAGGGGCGACATCGGATCAACCAGCCGCCATTCCATGACCGGATTGTCCGGCGTGCCTTCCAGCAGGCTGATTGCCTCTTTGAAGTCGGCCGGCAGCGGATATTCGCCGACGCCCGGCGTGGTCGTGATGGTCGCCGTCGACTGAATCTTCGCAGCCTTCGCAAGTTCGATCAGCGCCTGATTCACCAGCACGCGCATGTGCTCCTGATCGCGGTAAATCCCGTTCGTCATCTGGAAGACCCGGTCTTTCAGGTCGCGCAGGTTCACGATGCGTCACCCCCGTTTCGTCATTCAATCGACCGACTCGGCTTGTGCCGGAATGAAGATTGGATGTTCTCGACCAGATCGGTCGCCATGTCGTGAATCTTTTTATCTTCGGCCCGCTGCTTGTGTTCCTCGGCCCGACGGACTTCCTCGAACGGGTTCATGCGTTCCGGCCGGATCCGATACAGTTCACGCTCAACCCGTGCGTCAAGCTCGCCCCACGGCACCGTGAATGCGATATACTCGGCTCCGTGGTTGTCCCGGGCGATGATTTCGTGCCGCTCGCGGGCATGGTTGAAGTCAATTCGTACAATGCGCGGGTCGATCGCCTGCAGGCGATCCTCGATGTTGTGGATGTCGTACTGCGCCACGATTTTCCCTCCCCATATGCAAAGAAATAGGAGAGCCCCGAAGGGCTCTCCATGTGCTGTAACCGATCAGGCGATGTACCCGGCCGGCTCTTGCAGGTCTGCCAGATCCGTGTGCGCGTTCCGGCGGTAGGTGACAAGCGTTTCGTAGCAGAACATCGTCGCCTCGTATGCGTCGTAACCGGACTTCGGCCGCAGCACGCCGCCCTTGTCGTCTTCCATCCATTCGAAGTCCGACAGCTGGTACAGATCCAGCTCGCTCGAATCGAGGAAGTACATGCGGTTCGACTCGTGGTAGCGGTCGACGAAGATCGGCATACCGTCGTATTCCAGCACGTTGAAGCCGCCTTCGAGCGTCATCGGGCGGACGTACCGCACATTCTGTTGCATGATCGCCTCGAGTGCGGCGCGCACACCATACGACGTCGTGATCCAGTCGACCTTGCCGCCTCGAATCTCCGACAGGTCAACGGCCTGCCGCATCAGTTGCTGGGAAATCGCGCGCGGCGTACCGTTGTTCGCGATTCTGTTCGGCTTCCACCACGGATTGGTGGCCGGGTTGATGCCTTGCAGGGTCAGCGTCGGGTCCATAATGCCGCCGAGCCCCATCGCTTCGACGTTGTAGTCGCCCGTCACAACCGCGATGTCCGTATTCGACGTCGTCACGGCGGCGCCGTCGATCGTGATGGTCTTGTTTCCTTCGTCGATGTTCGTGATGGTCCGGCCAGTCGCGACAGGCGTGCCGCCACTTTGCAGGATGTCGATGATCATGCCAACCTGGAAGTATTTCACCTTGTCGACTGTGAGCGTGTTGGTGTTGGAGTTAGCATCGAACTTCGCCAGCATGCCCGTGCCGTTGCCGAAAAGGGCCCGCGCGCGTTGGTCTTTCAGGTCGCGCAGCAAGCCCTTCATTTCGGATTCGACGGCGCGGATGAATGCGCCCTTGTCGTTCCTCATGGCTTTGATGGTCGGCCCCGTGATTTCGATCCGGCCGTACAGGTACGCGCAGTTCGCCGTCGATTCCTTGTATTTCTGGCTGCCAGCCGCCGGCAGAGCCGCGCCTTCCGCGCGATAGCCGACGCCGCTGTTCCGGCCGATATGCAGCGGCACATAGAATCGTTTACCGGTTGCCTGCTGCTTGTTCTGCACCAGCTTCTGAATGACCGGATTGTCGTTATTCAGTTGTTCCCGGACCGGGCCCAGGTAATCTTCCTTGAGAACCGCACTTGCGGCAGACAGATCGAATGCCATTTCGCATCATCTCCTGAATTAGTCTTCTGTTGCGCCGAGCCGCGCCATTGCGCGCGCCCGTGCATCTGCGAATGTCTTCGGCGTCCCGCTGGAAACTTGCCCTTGTCCGGACGAACCGACATTCGCCGGGATCGAACCCTTCGCGCCGATCAGCTTCTTCATGCCGTCCTTCTCGGCGCCCTCGAGTCGCTTCGCCAACTCCTCGAACTTCAGCGCCCTGTACGCCACGTCGAAGTATTTCGTGATGTTGTTCGGGTCGACGGAGACGCCCAGATCAACCAGATATTTGTTGATTGCCTCCGGGTCCGCGCCTTCCTTTTCCTTGACATAGGCGTCCAGCGCTTCGCGATACGTCTTCTCCCATTGCGCCTGAGCGTGCTGCTGGGCGAGCTGTTCGGCCAGCGCAGCCTTTTGCTCAAGCTCTTGGATGCGGCGCATGACCTCGACAGGCACCTGCTGTTGCTCGGCCTGTTGCTTGAGCTGCTCGAGCTCGATGCGCTCCATGAGCGCGTTCAGGTCCATGCCGTTGTACTGCTGGAAGAACTCGCTGACCCGCCTGTGCGCCTCGTAGTCCTTGAGCTTCTCGGACAGCTCGCTCTCCCACTTGGAGCGCTCGGCGGCAAGACGCTTCGCGAACGCCTTTTCGAAGTTGTTCTGCTTTTCCGGCTCGGCGGCAGCCTGTTCATCAACGCCCGTCTGGTTCGCAGAACCTTCGATGACTTCCGGTTGCTCCCCGGCGGCAGGAGCGTCTTCCACGCCCGCTGCAGCTTCTCCCTCGGCGAAAAGCTGCAAGTCCAATGGCAAACGATTTTCGAACATATTCATCCTCCTTGTCTCCCGGCGGCGGAGACGAATTCAACGCCCGCTGATTGGTGGAAATAGAATGGGCCGCTGGACTCTCACCAACGGCCCGGTTATTGAACTGGAACTTGCGCCTGCACGGCCATTTGCTTCTTTATGGCGAGGAACTGCTCGTGCTCGGCGACGTGTTGGTCGATGATCGCCTGCAATTCAGGCGGCAGGCGGTCGTAATCGTCTGTCTTGCGGAACCGGTTATGTGCCGCAATGTGCACGGCGTGGTCGTAGAAGTCGCGGACGACAGGCAGTTTGACCGGCGACTGCGGCGGAGTGATGTTTTGCGGCTGGATGCCCTGTGCCTGCGCTTGCTGCACGATCTCTTGATACGTCTGCAACTCGTTTTGGTAGGCAATCAGCGCCGCGACCGTCTGCTCGTCCGCAAATAGCTGCTGCCAGGTGCGATTTTCCATCAGCGCCTTGTTCTCGTCCTGCTCGGTGTCGTCGAAATACTGTGTTGCGATCGACTCGCCGAGCATCCGGACGACGCGGCGAACGTCAGGGCGTCCCGTTTCCGGGTCGTTGAACATGCCGGCAGACCACATGTTCATGATTTTTTGGTCCTGAACAGCTTTCAGCGTCGGCATGGAGCTGCCCGGCACCACGTCGACCACTTCGCCACCGGTCAGATCGGCGCCGGCAAACGCGAACGCCTCGATCTCGCCGTTCTCGCCGACGATGGAGAGTTGCTGTTCCTCCGGGAAGTGCTTCTGCACGAGCCGCAGCACCTTTTCGCCCCACTTCTTGATGCCGTCCTCGTAGCTCTGGACGAGGATCGCCAGCCGGGTTTCGTCCTGCTCGACTTGGAGCTGCAGCCCGCCGAGCGTGTTGTTTCCGCGCGGCGCGGCGCCCTGGCTGATTTCATGCGCGCCTGAAATGTCTTCGATGTCCGCCTCGTCGCGCTCCATGGCGTTCTGCCATCCGTTGTCCACGGTTGCGCCCTGCACGCGCTCCGGCTTGAGTTGACCGAACGGCGTATAAGTGATGATGCCGCCGATTTCGTTGATCAGGTCCTCGTCGTCGACGCTGCCTTCCGGCTTGAGCCAAAGCGGGTTGCCCATTTCTTCGAGGATGCGCGCCTCGGCTGTCCGCTTGATGTTGTACGACTTCTGCGGCGTCGTCATGTCGGTTACGACACCCGTCGCGATGGCCGTTCCCGGGATTGGAAGCGCCGGGAAGAAAATGTACGGGAACTCGCCCGGGTCTTCGCTGTTCAGCAGCTCGACGCCGCCTGCAACAACGATCCGGCGGCCCTTCGGATACTGCTTGCACGGCAATTCCCAATAGTCGTACAGCATCGCGTGATGCGGGTAATATCGCGGCTTCTGGCCGAGGCTGTCCGGGTAGAACGAGTTGCGCATGATGATGTTGCCCTCGGGCTCCACGGCCTTGCCGAACTCGGCTTTGATCTCGTCGACGTCTACCGGGCGACGCTCGATCACCCATCGGATCTCATCGAGCGATTCGGCCAGTGGGTCATAGTAGATCGAGAGCTGATCCACGACCTTCGTCACGATCTTCCCGGCCTTCGTCGGGATGTTCTCGATGCCTGCCTCTTTTGCCAGTTCTGCGACCAGATCGTCGTCAATGGCAAGGTCAGCCCCCTGCGACTTGTCGACATAGACCTTGAGAGCCGGCATGCCGTCGGTCAACATGTAGAATTTGAGCCGGCGCGTTTTGGCGTCCATGCAATCGTCCTGCCATTGGTAGTTGAGGAACTTGAACGCGCCCTTTGCAACCTCGATCCGCTCGATGTCGTTGGTATCCGGTTTTACCTCGAGCTTGACGCGGTTTTTGCAAAGCTTCGCAAGCAGCGTCAGGATGGCCGGTTTGATCTTGTTGTAGGTCAGCCGGCGCTCGCCCGGGCGCAGCTCGGGCACATATACGCTCTTGTTTACGCGGTCCCAACTGATCCATTGTCGGCTATTGTAAAAGGCGCGGTTGATCTGGATTTGCCGCAGAACGTGCCAGTCCTCGGACTCCTCGAAGCGCTCCATCACGAACTGCACGGAGTCCTGACCTTTTTTCTTGAACAGTTTCAACATCTCACCCCCACGCCGTCAGGTGCGGCGCGTGCTAGTCTTCCAGCCCTTCCGCCAGCGCGCGCAGCCTGTCCGTGCTCCAGCGCGGGTTAAATTCGACTCCGCGCGCTTTCAGCGCCGCCTTGAGCGCTTCGCGTTCGTCAGGCTCGTCCGATTGCTCGTCATCAACCGTTTCGATGCGAGGGGGCGGTTCGGCGCCGGATGCTGGCACGACATTGATCACGTAACCCGGCAATACGAACTCCCGCACCTCGAACGGCATGAAGTGGATGTCCGGGTGCTTCGTCGGGTCTTGGCCGATTCGGCGCGCCTGTTCGGCGTCTTCGGCTGCAACAAGGCGGCGCGTGTTCCCAATGACCAGTTCAAACAGTTTCATTTGCGCTCAGCTCCTCACGATATGAATTCGACTCGTTCTTCCTTTTCGGCCGGTTGCTGCTCAAGTTTCTTCTCCAGCAACGCTTTACGCGTGTACTCACCGAAGTTCGGCGCCTGGATACGGTCGAGCAGGTCCCGGCGCTCGGCCGCCCATTCGCCTTCCTTCGCTTCGATGTGCCGGCGCCACAGATGCCGGTCAATCAATATCGCGGCAATAAAAAAAGCCGCCTGCACCAGAAATGCGGTCACAAACAGCGTGATCATCCGAGATATTCCACCTTTCGCCTTTTCGCCATACGGTCGAGCTTGTCGATGTGCCTCTTGATCATTTCCTCCTGCGTCGGATGCTTCGGCGGTTCAGGTTTCGCCGGCGCCGGCCGGCTCATGACCCAATACCGCAGCGCGTCCGGAACGTGATCCAGTTCGTGTTCTGCGACATCTTCCGGGTTTTTGTCGTCGTGGATCATGGCCGGGATCGCCTCGATGGTCTGGATACACGTCGAGAACACGCGCAACCGTGCGGTTACGTATTTCTCGCCCGTAGCCGGATCCGTGACTTCGATCGGTTTCAGCCAGTCCCGCAGCCTTTTCCAGCCGTTCACGCGCTCTTTGTTCGCGGGGATCAGCGGCACACCTTCTGCTGCGAAGACCTCGGCCGGCGAAATGTTCGTGTCGACCTTCGATTTGTTCCAAAAGCTCGTATCGCCAACCGAATAGTCGATTTCCTCGTCTCCGGTCAGTTCCTTCACGATCCGCGCCTGCTCGCGGGACAGAAGTTTTCGCTGCACCTTTTCCCGGTACACATAGGCGAAACCCTGCCGGTCGACGGCAATCCACAGGCAGACGAAGGGGTCTGTATATCCCTCGTCCAGCGCCCGGTATCGCCGCCATTCGCGCGGGATTTCGAACGGTTCGACGACGTGAATGGCTCGGCTCCATTCTTCGAAGTATTGGCCCGCAAACGTGTCCCAATCGCCGTCAAGAAGCTGTTTGCGCTCTTTGTCCGGCAGACGCATGAGGCGTGCCACATAGTCGGGGTCAACCTCGAGCAACTTCTGATTGTCGCTGACCTTGGCCGGGATGAAAATGCGCCGGGAAACGATCGGTTGCCCGGCTTTCGGGTGATCCGCCGGATAAAACATCGGTTCGCCACCGTCCGTCGTCTCCTGCACCACATGCACCTTTTCCGGCGGCCCAATTTCGATAAATCGCTTTTTCACCCACACGTGACCCTCATTGCCGGGGTTGGTGGTAGATTTGACAAAGCGCGGATACGGCCGGCTGCCGCGGACGCGGGAAAGCATCAGGATGTACCACGATTCTTTGAACTGGGTAAGTTCCTCCCATCGGACCACGTCATATTCCGCGCCCTGGTATTTGAGATAGTCGCTGTCCTGGTCCCAGTGCGCGAGCTCGATAATGCTGCCGTTGATCAGGGTCCAAGTGTGTTTTGATGCGTTGTATCTCGCGAGCTCCGACGGGTAGACTTGCAGCGTTCGGGCGATGATCGAGCGTTCGAGGTCCTGAAACGTCCGGCGGAAGATGATCTGCCGGCTCTGCGGATACGTCAGGCCGTAATAGAGCGCGTCCCATATGGTCGCCTCGGTCTTTCCTCCGCCCGCGGCGCCGCCATAGAGCAATTCGTCGATTTCCGTCGTCTGGTGGTAAAGCTGCTGGCGAGGTTGCGGCTCGTATGGGATGACGATCTGCATCACGCATCACCCGGCGGCTGCATTTTGTCACTGAAAATGACCGTTACACCGATTGGTCCGACGCCTTCGCCCGTGATTTCCTGCTTGACCTTCTCGGTGTAAAGGCCGGCCATCTCCAATATCATTTTGCGGTCCTGGTGACATTTCGGCTCATTGATCGCGTATTCGATGGTTGCCGCCAACACCTTTGCAGCGCTCTGCTTGACCGCCTCGAACTGGACACGTTTGTAATACTCAACAAATTGCGGTTTGCGGAACATGCGGTAGTATGCCTCACGGCTGATTCCGACCACTTTACAAAGTTCGGTGACATTCAATTTCCGATTTTCCGGATTGCACAACGCTTCGATCAATTTTCGCTCGTTCGTGGTCGGCTTGTATTCGTCAACATTTTGACCGGCAGAGACATTTTCGGCTACCAATGTGTTCACCCCCTCCCAGGTTGATGCGGTCTTTCTTTCGCTTCGCCCACCGAATCGCAGCGGGCAAGTCGATATGATGCCGGCCATAGCACGTATAAAGGATCATCGTGTTGTCACGCATGCCATACCTCCACCACACACCGGCCAGCTCGATATAACCGCGTTTTTTATGCGTCGGTCTTTCTGCGTGCTGCCGGAGCAGCTCAACCAGTTCGTTGCGCTCAGTCCTCTCGACCCGCTGACAGTAGCGTTCGAAGGCGTGTCTTGTCAGGATGAATTCATTCACTGTTCACACTCCTTTTTGTAAATAAAAAAAGAGCCCAAGGCTCTGACATTGTCGTGTTCGGGATGCGGGCAGGGATTTGCACCCTGCATGGTGTGCCTCCGCGCCGGTGCTCGATTTCAGGTCGAGTCGTTCACACCTCACGCCATAGCGTCTACCTATTCCGCCACCGCATCCCTTAATGGTCGCGCCCTAACCCCTTCAAGCGCTGTGCCCTAGCCCCCTAGTACATGGCATGGGTTCCCACATATTCCCGCCCCATATCGCCCCACATAAGCTACGTGGCACGTAGCCTTTCGGCTCGACAGGGCATTCCGTCCATCCGGACGACGACCATAATAGCTATATTGCGGCACTCGCGTCCGGGAATTGCCTCGCGGTTCCCTCCCGGTTGGTACGCTGTGCCGCTTTCCCGCCGCTCCGGATATCGTCCTGCACGCCATCCGTGGACAGAGTGCGCAGACGATGCGGCGAGATGCGTCGTCATCCTTTGGATACACGACTTCGACACTACCATTTTAGCACGCAAATTTCGGCTTGTGTTCTCATTCTGTTCTCATTTTTTTCTCTTTCTGTTCTCAACTTTTTCTCATCATCCTGCCAATTCAGCGAACTTCTCGATTGCCTCCCGTTTCCGACGGTAAAAAGCGGCTGTGGAGATGCTTAACGCGGCCGCTGCCTCGCTCCACGATTGATCCTCGATGTAAATGAGCCGTAGCAGCCGCGCCAGATCCGGCTTGTACTGCTCCAGCGCGCTCAGCACCGTATCCACTCGCTCGATCTCCGCCCGCAGGTCCTGGTATTCGGCCAGCCTGTCCAGTACCGCGTCAATGTCGTCCCGGATGTCCCAGCCGCGCGCCGCGATCACCTTCCGAATCTTCGCCCGCAGTTCCGCCAGCAGCCGCTCGTCTTCTTCGTCCGCGCCATCCCGCGGCACCGCGGCCAGCTGCGCCCGGGTGCCGGCCGGGTATCGCTCGAGGTACGCATGCGCGGTCGCTTCCAGACGCTGCTCTTTCGCGCTGAGGTACATGTAGCTCGGCAGACCGCGCAGCCGGCGATGCAGCTCCTGCAGGTGGTCGTCCTCGTTGAGCCGGCTGATCGTGATGCCGGCGCCGACGCTGTAGCTAGACAGCACCTGCAGGCGGGCCTGCTTTTGGCGGTAGCTGCTCAGGAGTTCAATCGCTTGCTGCTCGGTCATCACGCTTCCGCCTCCTTCCCTGCTGATTGAATTGCCCTTCCGCGCGCAGCACGTACTCCCGCCCGGCGACGCGGATTACGGTCGGGACGCCGTTTTTGACCTTGAGGACCGTCACCGTCGACTCGCTGATTTTCGGTTGCTCGGTCATCGCTGTGCCTCCTTCTGCTGCAGCTCCTGCCGAATCGCTTCCCAGCCTTCGGGATCGTTCGACCGAAGATCTCCGAACATGATCACGTCGTCAGGATCCATGTAACGATCCCAATACTCCACACAAGTCAGGCACCAGTAATCCGTCGCGATTTCGCCGTCCACACTTGTGACAGCCTTCATCTTTGTTCCAGGTGGATACTTGATGCCGCAGCCCCAGCAGACACGCGGCTTTCGGGTCGTCACGACTTTCGACGAAAGAACGGTGCTCATCGTGCCGCCTCCTCCTTCGGCAAGAACCCTTCCCGGATCGCGAACTGCCGGATCTTCTCCACCGTGGCGGTGCCGATCCCATTGCCTGTGCCGGCCATCCAGTCGAGGCGATTCAAGAATTGCCTGATGATCGCCTGTTCGTTCTGAGTTGTATCCGTCTGCATCTGGGTGACGTGCGCGTCGAATTGACCGGTATGGATTTTGCGTTGCACCCACGCGATACCGTCGTATTTTCCTGTCACATATCGCTTGTGGTATCCGGTGACAGACTGATGCTCACCCATTATGCGCAACTGCTCGGATTCCATCGCTTTGAGTAGTCTGCTCTTGCTTATCAAGTCGCTCACAGCTCACACCTCCCGCCGATGCAGTCCATCCCGTACACCGTCTCCTCATCCGCCACCAGCTCCACGCCCGGGCCGCAATGCTCGCAATAGGTCTCGTTGTCCCGCAGCTCCCCCGGGCGGCCGCATTGTTTGCAGAGGTATGTCGTGCTCATGGCATCACAGCACCTTTCCACCATGCCGGATCGGTCGGGTCGCGTTGTACGCCATCTTTTCGGCGATCGCTCGCTCCAGGTCGATACCGTACCGACCGCAGGCGTCGAATACGCGGATCACGATGTCAGCCAATTCACTCGGGATGCCGCACGGTTTTCCCATAACCAGTTCTCCACTACCGGTTTGGATGAACCGTTCTTTACTGATCACCAACTCGCCATTGATCTTGTGTTCATACCAAACCTCCGTCGGCTTATGGCCTTTTCGGAAGTCCTCCAACGCCTCCGACGCCTCACTGTGGATCAGTGCGATGATCTCACCAAAGCTGCGATCCTCTTCCCACCAACCTTTAGCAATAGCATTTTCGTGCGCTTCACGCACCAACTCGTTGATCGTTTTGTTCATCGTCCCATCTCCTCCTTACGCTTTCCGCGATATTGACGCATGGTTCAGCGCTCGCTGTGCCGCTTCGGCTAACTCCTGCGTGCATCCTTTGCACAGGTGACGAGCACTAAGCAGGGTAAAAGTATCGCCGTCGGGGAGCGGCACGCGCTTGACGCGCTCTGCACCCGCTTGTCCACACCGTTCGCATTTGTTCATGGTTCATACTCCTTTCACAATTTCTTTGGCTATCTCTGCCAGAATCGCCCGCCGTTGATCCAGCGGAAACATGCTCAGTATGGCCATGATCTCATCCTTCGCTTGGCTGTACCGCGTCGGCCCGGGATCGCCGATCATCGCGCTATAGGCGACCCCAGTTTCGCTGCTCACGCGGGCACTGTGGCGGTAGAGGCGATGCGTCTTCACATCTCGCACCGACCGCTGGGGCAGTCGTTGCCGTAGACGGTGGATTCGTCAACCAGGCGATCCGCGCTATATCGCGCCTTCGCAATTTTCACCCGAGCAGGCGTCCAAGCGTGCCGCATAGTCTTCTTCCTCGATCTTTTTCAGCCGAATTTCACGAATTTCACATTCCCCGTCGGATCGGATACAACAAGTCACCCGATACGTCTCCCCCAGGTAGGTGACTTTGTCGCCGACATCGAGATCGGTAAGGTTTCCGGTTATGGACATGATCTTTCGACCATAGATGGTGAAGGTGGTCTTTTGGTTACTCATCCTCTTTCCAACTCCTCTCGCTCGGCCGTGATCGCAACGCCGGTCTCGCTGCTGACTCGGCGGCTGTGGCGGATCGCTCGGTGCGTTTTATAGGCCGCCATCGCTAACAGCCGCCTCATTCGTCGAAATCCCAATGCCGATCATAAATCTCCTCGTACGTCGGCAGCCCTTCATCGAGGCATAGGTCCCCCGGCGCATATCCAGCGCGAAGCAAATACACCATGCGATTCCGCGCCGAGATTTTCTTTGATTCCGGAAGATATCGAGAAATGAATTCGCTCGCGTCCTTCCGGGTCATTCCGCAAAACCGAACGTCGCACCGATACTCCAGCAGCCGAATGACACTCCACTGTTTCTCAGTGATGCTTTCGGCCTCCGCCATCTTCTGCTTACACCACTCATCGAACGTCATGCCAGCCGCCTCCCCTCATGCAATCTTCTCAATCCGCGCCTTCAGCGCCTCGATCAACGCTTGCTGCGTCTTCGCTTTGCTCTCCAGTCGCTTCGCCACTTCCTCGTCCATGCTGTCCCGGACCATCAGCATGTGCTCGATCACCCGTTCCTCCTGTCCCTGCCTATGAAGCCGCTTCTGGGCCTGCTCGTACAGCTCCAGCGACCAGGGCAAGGTGAACCAGCAGATATGATTGCCGCCGCGCTGAAGGTTCAGGCCGTAGGCCGTCGACGCTGGATGCGCCAGGCCGACATGGATTTTTCGGGCGTTCCAATCCGCGTAATCCTGCGGCCCGCGCAATTCCCGGACCTCCAGCCCGCGCATCTTCCGCAGCGCCCGGATGATCCGGTCCCGATCATGCTGGAAGCCGTAGAACGTCAGCAGCGGCTTGCCCTGCAGGGACTCTACCAACTCCAGAAACGCCTCGATCTTCGCGTCATGGACCTCATGGACTTCGCGGTTTTCGTCGTACACCGCGCCGGCGCACATCTGCAGCAGTTTGTTAGTCACCGCGGCCGCCTGCGCCGCCGTGATGACTTCGCCGTCCAGCTCCAGCACCTGCTTGCGCTCGAAATCCCGGTACGCCTGCCGCGCCTTCGCGTCCAGCTCGATTGGGATTCGGTTCGGCACCAGTTCCGGCAATTCCAAATAGTCCTCCGCCTTCATACTGATGCAGATATCCTCAATGGCCCGCTTGATCGCGTCCTCCGCGCCGGCCTTGGCTTCGTATTTGGGATAATCAAGCCATGTCGCCTTGCTGAAATACCGCTCCTTGTACTGCTCGAACTTCGGATACAGCCGCTGCCCCTGGTCAAGCAAATACACCTGCGCCCAGACGTCCATCAGGCTGTTCGGCGCCGGCGTGCCGGTCAGTCCCAGCACGCGCTGAATCTTCGGCCGGACGCGCCGCATGGCCTTGAACCGGTTGGAGCTCGGGTTCTTGAAGCTGCTGAGCTCATCCAGTACCACCATGTCAAACGGCCACGCCTGCCGGTAGTGGTCGACAAGCCACTGGACGTTATCTCGGCCAATCACGTAGATATCCGCCGGCGTCGCCAGCGCTCGCAGCCGCTGCCGCTCCGTCCCCAGGACCGTCTGCACCCGCAGCAGTCGGAGATGCTCCCACCGCGCCGCCTCATCCGTCCAGGTGGCCTCGGCGACTTTCTTCGGCGCCACAACCAGTGTCTTCCGAACGCTGAACCGGTTGTACATGAGATCGTTGACACCGGTCAGCGTGATCACCGTCTTGCCGAGGCCCATGTCGAGGAAAAGCCCCAGAATCGGATCGGTCACGACGCGATGGATGCAGTACCGCTGGTACGGATGCGGCTTGAAAATCTCACGTGTTTGGATGGGTTTTTGAAGCAGCTGCACTTAACGTCAACTCCTTGATCAACTCATCCACGCCTTCGCGGCTGTCGATCACCCGCACGTCGCAGCCCAGCGCGCGAAGGCGCTCATGTTGCACCAGCTGCAGCTGCGTCGGCTTCTTGCCCGGAGCTTTCAGTTCGACGAACGCCATCCTGCCGCCTGGCATAATCACGATCCGATCCGGGACGCCGTTGTTCCCGGGGCTGACCCATTTCGGGGCCCAGCCGCCAGCTTTACGCACCTGATCCCGGAGGTAGGTCTCGATGTTGCGCTCTCTCACGGTTCAACCCTCCTGCGATTCCAGTTCGCGCAATATTTCATCGACAATCAAAATCATTACAGGTCTGATTCTCGCCTCTCTTCCCCTCATCATTCGAATCGCGAGATCCGTACCGAGTTTCTGCTCAAGTGCCAGCTGGAAGTATAAAGCGTTTCGAGTGCTCCAGAATCGCTCAAACTCTCTGGTTGCTCTTCTTCTCGGATCCGGCCTCCTGCCTCGTTTTGACTTGTGTGCCCGGCCAATGATCAAACCTTGCCGGACGATGTCGATAAGCTCTCGGTCACTTTTGATGAATTCGTATAGCTCTTGTCCGTTCAACGAAACAATCCTCCCGGTCGTTACTTTCTCTCGCGCGCGCGTATGTTATGTCCGCGTTTAGGCGCGTTAGGCGTGCGCGTGAACGCTCTATTTCCTCTATTTTCTCTATCTGCTCTTTTTAATAGAAAAGAAAGTAACAAAGTAACAAAATCTTGAGATCCCTACAGCCGCGCGGCTTTTCGCGGTTACTTTTGGTGTTACTTTCTTGTTACTTTCAATTTCAAAGTAACAATTGGTGTTACTTTCCAGTAACAAAGTAACAGTCAAAGTAACATCAAAGTAACAGCTCTGGAGGTATCAAAACGCCTCCCGGTAGAACCCTTTTTGAAGTCCGTACGGGCCGCATCTCATGGTTACCGGTTTCTTCCCCCACCCCGGCATCCTGGCCAGAATGCTGTTGATTTCCATCGTCTCCGTACGCCTCATATGCTTCAGCTCACCGCCGAAACACTCCACCCATATTTCAGCCGCGCAGACTCGATCCCGCGGCACCGTCTCGCCTTCGTACTTCCCGAACTCGGCCGCCCAAAATAACCGCCTCGAAGCAATATCACGTTTTTCCCAGCCAGGTGGCACGGGCCTTTCCACGAACCCCCGGATGATGCCTTCTTTTGCGTTGCCCTCGCGGTGCTCCTCCTGCTGGATCTTCGCGATCTCGGCAGCCTCGCCCTCCAGATACAGCGTCTCGCCCTGCTGCCAATAAACAAATGCTTCGGCATAAATCTGATCCACTTCGCGCTCAAGATCCTTAAAAACTGACTTCTTCGTCGGATGCTGGCCAACGTCGACCGGCCAAAAGCGCCTATTGCCGGTGGCGTCCCGGAGGAATTCGCTGTCGTTGGTGGTGCCCCAGAATACGCATCGCCGCGGATACGCCGTCGTCCGACGGCCATACGGCTCCCGATAGATGTCCTCTGTCCGGCTCAAAAACTGCTTGATGGCGCTCGTCTCGGACTTGTTGAACCCCTGCAGCTCGCCGATCTCGTTGATCCAGATTCCTTGTATGAGCTCGCTTGCTTCTTTGCCTTCAAACGTGGTCAAGCTGTCGCTGTACCATTTACGACCGAGAATCCGGAGGAACGTCGATTTCCCGATGCCCTGCGGTCCGGCAAGGATTGGCATATTGTCAAACTTGACGCCTGGCTGCATGGCACGGGCAACGGCCGCGACGACGGCCTTCCGCGCAACGGCCCGAGTGTAGACGTTGTCATCGGCGCCCAGGTAATCAATCAGCATCGTATCAAGCCGCTGGACGCCGTCCCAGGCGAGCGAACGAAGATACTCCTGTACCTCGTTGTAGCTGTGCCGATGTGCGACGAGCGCAGTGGCGTCGAGCACCTTTTCCTTGCCCGTGATGCCGTATGTGCGTTCGAGGTAATGGCGCAGTCCGGCGTCATCGAGGTCGGTCCATTGCCGACGCTCCGGGCGCGGGTCCCAGGGCAGCGCCCCGAGCGCCATGCCGCGGACGGCAAATTCGTCATAAGCGATCTTGCCGCGGAGGAGCGGGTCGTGCTCCAGGATGATGACAATATTGTCGATCGTCTTCGCCGGCCGGCCCGTGGTCGGGCTGAGCTCCAGCAGGCGAATCCAGTCCGTGCTCTGCTTTGCCGGCTGCTCGCCGGCGCCGGGCAGGCCGCCGGCCGGTGCCGAGCTCTGGAATGCCTCGACTGCGCGTTCGTACCGCTCCTGCTGCATGGCGGCTGCCACGCCGGCATCCTGCAGCGCGAAGGCGACCATCGCCGTGTAGCTCGGCAGCCGGTTCGTCGGCGTGCCGGGCGCTGCGTCATCGTCCAGGTCGCTGAACTTGTGCAGGCGCACGAGGTCAAAGGCATTGACCAGGCGGCCGCTGCACGGGTCAGTGGCGTGGTGGCTGTACAGGAACTTGCCGTCATCGTAGATCACCGCGCCGCCGGTTGTGCTGCCGGCCGCGTACGTCCAGCGCGTCGGGTCGTCCGTGGGTGCGTAGACGCCCGGCAGGAACGTCTCCATGGCCGTGAGCACGTCATACTGCCGGCAGAACGCCCCGACAACGCCCGGTTTTGCGTGCGGATCGCCTTGCTTCGCGGCCAGGCGGACGTGCTGGGCGTCGGCGCCCGGCACCTGCGGCCAGCTCATCCAGTCGCGCCAGTCCGCGTACAGCGCCAGCATGCCATCTGCGCTCAGGAACGGCTTGTCGCCGTAATGGTAGATGTATTGGCTGTCCGCGCAGCAGCTCGGCCAGTACATGAGCCGCGTCACTTGGAACGTCGTCGGATCGCACATTTCGATGCCGATCATTTCGGCCAGCTTGCGCGCGATCGGCTCGTACTCGTCCGGCGTCATCGTACGATCCGTCGGCACGATCAGGCGGAGACGCGGCCGCGCAGGCTCGTGCTTGCGCGTGCTGTAGACGACGTAGGCGCAGCCGAGGCCGTCGATCCGCCGCAGCACGTCGTCGGTTGCGAATGACGGGACGGTGTCGAGGTCAAGCGTGATGAGATCGCGGCCGGCGACGGCGGACGCTTTGCGGCGGGGGCCGCTGAGCGCCCCGCCGACAAAACCGCCGATGTCCTTGAGGTCGTCTTGCTGGCGTTTCGGCAGCTGGAGATATTCGGCCAGGGTCTCCGTGCCGCGAGCTGCCACGCGCAGGCGCTCGATGATCTCGGACCACCAGATGGTTTGATTCTGCCAGTTCGTGCTGTGCCGATTGCCGGCGGTTGCTATGGTCAGCTCTCGGTTGTAGAGCATTGGCGGTCATCCTTTTTTCGACGTGGTCTTGGCGGCACCGTGGCAGCACGCTCCGGTGACCAACCGCGGTAGATGCGAGTGCGAAACGTGAGCGGTGTGATATCATTTTCCGCGGCGACCGCGTACCACTCCGACCAGTCCGTGCGCTGTTGTACCAGTTCGGTGACGGCACGCTCCTTCGGCCAACCGTAGGTTCGGACACGGAGCTCGAGCGTTTTGCGCGAGATACCGCGGGCAGCGGCCGCCTCGTACTCTTCGGGCGTGATGTAAACGTGCATGATGGATCACCACTCCAGCACGACCCGCGGCAGATCGTCGAGCAGGTCAGTCTGGTATTTCGGCAGCCCGCGAAGCTCCAGACTGCCATAGTGCGGCGGCCGTCCGTAGCGGATCAACAGCGTGCCGGTGTCCGAAACGGTGATGTCGATCGCCCAGCCCTTCAGTTTGCGAAGGAATTTCTGCAGGAACTCGTAGTTAATGATGAGCTCTTCACCGTCGATGGTGAGCCGCACCGGCAGCCCGTGCACGTTCCTGATTGCATCGCGCTCGTCAAGCAAGCGTGCAATTCGCTCGTATGGAGGAGTTGAGCTGACGCGCCGAAGTTTGGCGACTTGCTCGAACAGCTCTTTTCGCCGCTGGGACAGCACTCGGTTCGCATTCTTCGCGGCAGCTCGGCTCTTCGCGATTTCCTCATCGGTCAGCTTCCGGATCATCCCTGTTCACCTCTTCCTCTTGCGGGCGTTGATTTTTTGCAGCAGATCGGCCATGATGACGCCCGTTTTGGTCAACTCGGCGTTATTCCGGATCAACCTGTGCTTGTTCATCACAGCCAGTTGTTGGCGAGAGACGAGAATAAGGTTGCCAGGGTCGAAGTTCCTGCGGTTTCCGTCTCCGAAGATTACTGCGTAACCTTTCGGGACCGGCCGTCCGTGATGCTGTTCCCAGACCAGCAGGTGTTTGCCTCTCCATTTGTTCGGGTCGGCAATCTTGACGTCTACATAGCCGTCTGCGTTTACCCGCTCGGATCCGACAGGCATATAATTGTGAGGAATATGACCTTTTTTGAATCGTGTCTCTTCTCCACCAGTCCACGTTCTGGGCTTGCCTTTGTTCGGAGGGGCCATTCCCTCCGAACCTTTCAGTCCGCTGGAATACCCGTGATTTTTCTTCCAGGCTTTGATCTGCTTCACCGTTACGGAAAGGCCGAATTTCACATTAATCAGGTCGACCAGCTCGCGGTTATGCCGCCCGGAGACGTGTTGCACGATAAATTCCCGCTGCTCTTCGGTGAAAAGTCCATCGCCGCCGCGGCTTCTGGGAACACCGCTCTTGATGTTGCGGTTTTTCTTGAAATGTCGGATCTGGTTGGCTGTGACGTTGGTCCCGAATTTGGCGTTGAAAATCTCGGCGATCTCATCGGCATATCGTCCGGGCGCGATTTCATGGATGAAGGCGAGCTGCTCCGGAGAATATCTGCGCCTCATTTCCCGCCCTCAAGCATTTGTGGCAGTTTGGCGTCCGCATCCATCTTGTCATCGATAAATTTCTTCGCTTCCAGAACAAGCGTTCCGGTATCAATAATTTTGGTTGCAATCCCCATGATGGCCCGAGCACGATTGATCTCCTCATTAAGCGCTTCGCCTTTCAGCTCTTCATCAGATAAGCGTTCAAGCTGCGCAAATAAATGGTTGTTCAGATCTCCGAGTGTGTTTTTCACAGCCTTTCACCCCTCAATCTTTCATGTAAAAGTCCGCCACGAATCCGGCCGCCTCCAGCGGCAGCCCCGGCGCCCACGGAATCGGCTCGCGCATGAGCTCCAGCATCTCCTCCAACCGGTCGCCCTCGACTTCGGCCACTACCTCGTCATGGACGTGCATGACGATTTCAAAGCCGGCCGCGTCCAGCTTCATCATGGCGTTTGCCAAACAGTCCCGGCTGATCGCTTGGACGACGTTTTCTGTCAGTTTGCCGCCATACGTGCTGAGCACCGTCCACTTGCCGCCCTCGGTGCCGTGATAGTGCACCGCAGGGCGGCCGAACTGGTTTTCGACGACGTGCGGGCGTGGGTAGTAAAGTTTCCGGCCGCTGTGGAGCCGGATTGTGAGAAAGTCTTGCCCCGTCTGCCAGTCCATCTCCCGGGCGATCACCAGCCCGCGCAGTCCGACCGCCTCGCCAGTCTGGACGGCATGGAGCGCTGCACCCTCGATCGACCGCCAAAACTCCACGATGGCGCGGTTTGCGTTGCGCCAGCGCTCGACGATCTCCGGCAGCTCTTCCTCGCTCAGCCCCATGTCCAGCGCGCCCATTGCAACAAGCGCGCCGACGCCGCCCTGGTAGCCGAGCGCCAGCTCCGCGATCTTGCCCTTTTGGCGCAGTTCGGAGCCCTTTGTGATCGATTCGATCGGCACGCTGAACATCTGGCTGGCCGACGCCTCATAGATTTTGCCGTGCGTGCGAAACACGTCAATCCTCCACTGCTCGCCGGCAAGCCATGCGAGTACCCGGGCCTCGATGGCGGAAAAGTCCGCGACGTGGAGACGGGTGTGCGGCCGGGCAATCAGCGCCGTGCGGATGAGCTGCGAGAGCGTATCGGACAGGCTGCCATAGAGCAGTTTCAGCGACGCCGCCTCTCCCCGGGCGGCCAGTGTGCGCGCCAGCTCAATCGCCGGCAGGCTGTTCCGCGGCAGGTTCTGCACCTGCACCAGCCGGCCGGCCCACCGGCCCGTCCGGTTTGCGCCGTAGAACTGCAGCAGCCCGCGAATGCGGCCGTCGTCGCAAATCGTTTCGCGCATGGCGGCGTACTTCTTGGTACTGGACTTGCTAAGCTCTTGCCTGATCTCCAGCACCCGGCGGGCTTTTCCCGGTTCCAGCTTCTCGACCATCTTCGCGACAGTGCCCTTCCTGAGATCCGCCACCTCTTCGCCGGTCTCTTCCTCCAGCCAGCTGATGAGCTGCTGGACGGACCGTGGGTTTTCGATGCCGGTCAACCCGATGGCTTCAGAAACAAGCGCGTATGATTCTGTTTCGAGCATCCGAACTGCTGACCATACGAGATTCCAGTCACATTCCACGCCGCGTTCGTTGATCGCCATATCAATTCGCCAGAGCGCCCACTCCTGCTCCGGTACCGGGAAGGCGTCGAGCTTGTCAGCGATGGCTATTTCGGCCGCCACATCGCCGGCGCAGTATTGTTTGAACAGCTGCCACTTTTCCGGCTCATGGTGCGGCAGCGTTCGCGTGCGGCCGCCGTTTGCTTTCGTTGGCTTCTGCGGCGCGCAGAATGTCCGGATCAGCGCGCCGCCCACAGACAGCTTCTTCTTGTCGGCCGAGATGCCGACCGCCTCGCCGGCTGCCGCCAGCGAGCCCGGATAACCGCAATAGTAAGCGTGGATCATACTGCAGCGCCATTGCGTGAGCCACGTCAGCAGCTGATCGCGCGGCAGCCCGAAATGCCGGCCGAGGCTGTACCACTCAAACGCCGCATTCCAGGCGCGTTTTTCGACGGCAGGGTCAAAGAGCGCCTGCAAGATGTGCGGCGGGATTGCTTCGCCTTGCGCGAGATCCACCACCTGCACTGGCTGACCGTCGAGACTGTACGCGAGCAGGAGCACCTGGAAATCAGGGGCCTCCACATATTTGTAGAGGCCCGATTTCTTGATGTCGACTGAGCTGTAAGTCTCGATGTCCACGCTGAGCCGGCTCATATGCCGTAGATGCCGCCGCCCAGCGGCTGCCCGGTGATTGGGTCAATCTGCTGCGGCATTTGACCGGGAGCCGACGGTTGCGGCGCCGGTTGACCGTATCCGGCAGACTGCCCGTAACCGGGAACCGGCTGACCGTACCCTTGCGGCTGGGCCGCGGGCGGCATATTCACCCCCGGCTGGCCGTATGCCGGCGGAGCTGACGGCGCCGGAGCGGCACCGAACGCATCTGCCGCCGTCACGCGGCCGCCGAGCGGCTCGCCGTCGCGCAGGATCTGCACCGGGCCGAGGCCGGCCGCGATGCCGCGGTTTCCGCTCTGGCTGTACGCGAAAAAGTTGATATGCACCCGGCCGTAGACACCTGAATACACCTTTGACTGGTAGATGATCGGGTTGAGATTGGCGTCCACGATCTCCGGCCGCTGTTTGCTCGACGCCGTGAACACCCAATGCCCTTTACACTCCGGTCCGAACTCTTCGCCGCTCGGCCGCACGCCGTCGCCGTCGTGGATCGTGTGCTTCAGCGGCGGCCGAGCACCGTTCCACTTCTGCGCGACGCCTTGCTCATAGGCCGCCTGGATTGCCGCTTGAATCCGGTTGTATGTCGCCGTGTCACTCTTCGGCAGCAGGATCGTCACGCTGTACTTCGGCTCTCCGCCCTGTTGCGCTGCGCGCGGTTGGAACAGGTTGACGTAGCTCAGACGCACTTCGCCCGTCACGACACTCGTTGCGGATTGGCTCATTGACTGATCGACTCCTTTTGATTTGATGTGGCGGGGTATCCGCCTGTATACAAAGCGCCATTTGTGGGCGTCTTTGCCGATCTTTTTAACCAGTTCGCGGTGGGCGGCCTTTTTGCTGGGCTCGGCGATGCCGAAACACCAGCGTTTGGACACCGTACTCCACACGCCCCATAGTTCAACCATTCGCAAACACCGCTGCTGCTTTCGAGTATGCCGGCCGCTTGTCGCTTTCCGGCGCCAGCGTTGGCTTGCCGGGCTCCTTCACCACGTAGCCGGGTTCCTCGAGCAGTTTCCGGTACTGCTCTTTCCCCAACGCCTTCTCGAGCTGCGCGACCGTCAACGGTCGCCGCTCGTACATGATCGCCTCGTCAATGCCGGCGGCTTTCAGCGCCTCGAATGCTTTGTCGATGTCGGAGTAGGCCCGGCTGCCGCGGCCCTCGACTGCCTTCCAGCCCGGCACTTCGCCGCCGTCGAGGATGTGCGAAAGCGCCAGCTCCTTCAGGTCGTTGTACCAGCCGACGATCCCCTCGGCCTTCCGAAGCACTTCGCCCACCTCGTCCCAGCCGATGATCGGCGGCTTGTGCGGCGCGAGCTCAGCGGCGCCGAAGAACTGTTCGATCCGCGCCCGGCACGTCTCGCGCGCCCGGCAGAATGTGCAGTGCTCGCCCGGCACATACTCGCCCGCGCCGGCATAGGCCCGCTGCGCAATCGGTGCGATCTCGGCCGCCCAGCGCTCCAGCTCCTCGACCGTGATCTCATCCTCCTGCGGCTCGTCGTAGACCTTTGGCTGGATGATGGCCATGCGCACCCGAGAGACCGGGAAGATGCCGGCGACCAGCTTCAGCGCGCCGAGTGCGTAGAGCCGCATCTGCTCGTTGCCCTGGATCGGCACGGGCTTGCCCTGACCAGTCTTGAGGTCGGCGATCACCATAAGGTCATCACCGACAGCGATAAAGTCCGCTGTGCCGAAACCGCCCGGCGCTACATGCGAATAGTCGACGCGGGCTTCGATCATGACGTAGGGGCTCGAGCTGAACTGCATGCCGACCGCCTTGCAGTAGTCCACGAACGTGTCGGCGATCTTCTCGAGCTCTGGGCTGTAGTGCTCGCTCTCGCGGAACTTTTTCATCATGTTCATAAATTTCCGCGGTCCGATTGGGTCGGTGTAATACTTCCGAAGCTTGAGCTCGGCCATCTCGTGGCCGAGCGTGCCGGCAGCGGAGTAGCTCGTCCGCCGGTCCGGCAGCGTCTCCTCCAGCCGAGCGCTCGGCGTGCAGATCAGCCAGCGATGCGCGGCGCTGGCGGAGAGGAGCGCGTGCTCCCGCTCCGCGTGTGAAATCTCTGTCATATCTTCGCACCTCGCTGGCGCAGTGCGGCCGCGTATTCGCCGTATCGTTCCTTCGGCAGCTGGTTGAGTGCCTGGATGCTGAACTGCTGGAAGAGCTCAAAGATGTTGTGTCCGGCCTGCTGGAGTTGCATCGTGGCGGTCGCCAACTGGTTGAAGTCGTACTCCGGCACTGATGTTGGCGCGGTTGGAGTGACCGGAGCGGGCTGCGGCGCAGCTGCCGGAGCTACCGGAGCTGCGGCCGGTGGCTCAGCCGGTGCCGTAGGTGCCGGAGCGGCCGGCGCTTGCGGTGTGGCCGCCACCGGAGCAACAGGAGCACTGTCGGACGGCGGTTGAGCCTGCCCAGGCGGATGATTGCTCGTCGGAGCGACTGGAGCTGCCGGGACGGCGATCTTTGGTGCGCTGGTTTGCGCGGGCTGGACGTAGTTGGCAAGGTCAGTCAACTCACGGATGGCTTGTGCGGCATTGTCGCCGCTAATTTGAATTGTGATTGGCACTCTGATCACTCCTTATAGGTTAATTCGCAGGAGCGCTGCTCCAGCTGCTCCTGCAGCATTCGGATCTCATCTCGCAGCCGGTCGACTTCGGCCTCCGCCTCCAGCGCCCGCCGGATCGCATACGGCCAGCCGGTGCGGGCTTCGGCGATGAATCGGGCGACAGATGGCGTGTAGCAAATCGATATCGCGACTTCGTTTGCTCCCATTTTTGCAGTCACATACAAATCGCGTTGTTCGTATGGTCCCGGCGTCGCCGCCTCGCAGATCGCGAGGTCGGCCTCAAGGTCACGGGCCGGTCCGATGGTATTTTGCATTGGCGCATCCCTCCTTGATTTAGCGTTTCATCAACACAGCCCCGGCCGCCTCATGATGCCGGCGCCGCGCCTCGTAGACTTTCGTGGCGATGATCCGGTTAAGCCGGGCGCGCGTCTCGTCCCGGCACCGGGCCGCCTGCTCCAGCAGCGCGCTTCCGATGATCGTCGCCTCCATACCGTCGAGCTCGAGGGTGATGGTGGGTTTGAGCTGCATGTCTTCCCCTCCCCGCCCCACCTGTGGTATGATGGGGCTGAATCCTGATTCATTTGTCCACCGTTGCCGCGGTGGATTTTTCTTTTTCCTGCGCTGCCTGCTCCTCCAGCTCCATGTCGCGCCGGACTTTCCACTCGTCTATCACGTCAGTGCCGTCGATGCGGTCGGGCATCAGATGGCCGGTCATTGGGCGTTGTCATCTCCTTTCAAGCGTGCTGCAGTCCGCTCCAGTTGCTGTTTGTACACCCGCCGGGCTGCCGGCGACTGCGCGCAGAACATCAATTGCGCGAGATTGCCACAGACGCGGAGTCGCTGCTTTCTCGACACGGCCGACTCACCTCCCTTCACGCCACGCACTCCGCCCACAGACCCGACTCGACCATCTCGAGCCAGCGCTCAAATGTGATGCCGTGCCGTTCGTAGATGGAGTGAGCCACGAACAGCCTGCCGAGCCTGTCCACCCGGTCCTCCGGGTGCGCGTAGCCGTCCTCGCGGATCATCGCCCTGTCGCCTCCTCCGCCGGCCCCATCATGGCAGCCGCCAATTTTTCGTGCCAGCCTACCCGCAGGTGCTGCGCCTCGGGATAGACGGTCACGATCCGGTGCGTCGCTCCGTACTTTTCGTGCGCCCGGATCAGCGCGTCGGCCGGGTCGAGCGGGGCCTCAAATGTGCCGTGACAAGCGACGCCGGTCTGCCGGTGGATGAGGCGGGCGATGAATGTGATGGTTGGAGTCATGCGGTGGTGGCTCCTTTCCTTCACTCCCTACCTTTGGTAGACTAGGCTTGAAGGGAGGTGAATGCTCTATGGTGGAGGCGGCAAAAGAACCTCATAATCAACCGGAAGCCTTTGATTACCTCACACCAGGTCAACAAAAACATCTGATAGATTGGATAAAGGAAAACCTTCAGCCCAGAAATACTTTCAATGCTCGGTACACGTCTTATGGCTTAAAGCACATCTTTGAGAGCAACGGAGGCTTTTACATTGGGAACGGTGCTTTTAAGGGTGCCATGTTGAAGTGTGGGTTCCGAGTCAAAGATCCTTCTGCATTAAACTGGGTGTTTAACGTCTCGGAAAAATCAAAAGCGTTTCAACTGAGACGTTTATGAATTTCTATGAGCTGCCCCAAATCTTCGCGCAAAGCGGCTTTTACCGTTTCGTTGTCGTATGCGCCGATTTTCTCAATGTGAAGTTTTAACCCGTCAATAACTTCCGCGATTGCCGCCGACAGGGTGGCTTTTTCTTTTTGACCCACGTTCTTGCACACCTCCTTTCATTGCTCGTATTTTTGGTTCAGCAGCCGCAATATCGCGTCTTTGTAGTCTCGCTCCATTTCAGCGATTTCTTCGGCCGAATAAACGGTTATTCCGTCTTCATCCTCGACGATTGCGCTGCCGTCGGGCAGTTCGGTGATTTTGATGTTGTCGCTCACCCTGCGTTCGCCTCCTCACGCGATCCGCTTGAGTTTCAAGCGTTCGTAAAACTCTGTCAGCTTTTGTTTGCGCTGGTTGTATTCCGGTACCGCGAAGATCAGGCCGATGTCGGCGCGCTGAAGCGTCTCAATCGCGCGGATCTGCTCGGCGGTTAGGTACGGCCGGATGACTTCGCCTTTCGGCAGCCCGTGCTTCTCGCGGAACGCTTTAGCGTCCATGCCGAGCACGATGCGGTAGATCATGTTGATCTCGTTGGAGAAGTGGTAATGCTTCGGCTCGTCGTGTGCCGCCATGATGGCGTCGGTGAAGGCCGGGAACTCCATTTTGGCCGCCTGAAGCGAGCGGATGAACGTCTCCATTTCGTTGAAGCGCCGGATGTA